CGCTACTCAACCAAAACGGTACCACCGACACCACCACCACCGCGGAGAGCTCGTCTGACCCATCCGCCGGCAAGACGCCTCAGGCTCTCAAGCTCCAGGCCGCCCGCGAGTCCGCCGCCGACGCTTGGGACCGCGCCATGATGGAAGACTTCCTCGGGACGATGTACGAGCGCATGATCAACCTCGCACCACTGACTCCCAAGCCCTTCACCTTCCACATTTTCGATGAGGAGATCCAAGGCATCCGCGACTCCGGCCTAAAGGACGTCATGGACGTCTTCGATACCGAGAAGGAAGCCAAGGTCACGCTCACCAAAGAGGCGATGCGCCAGGCCAGCTTCAAGTTCATTATCGACGCCGGCACCACCATGCAGCAGGACCAAGAGTCGGAGCACGCGGTCTACGACGAGCTGCTCAACAAGTTTGCTTCCACTCCCCAGCTGATCCCAGCCATCGAGGCTGACGGCTACAAAGTTCACCTCGGAGAGCTCGCCCGGCAGTACGTCATTACCGGTGGGGCCAAGGATCCCGAAAAGATCATCTCCAAGATCGAAGAGGCCAAAGCATCCGCTGCCGGCGCTCCCGGTCAGCCCGCACTCCCGCCGGGTCAAGCTGGACTGCCAGCGCCCGGAACTCCTGCCGGCCCCAGTGGTGCCGATATGGCCCAGATCCTCAGCGGTCAGCCGACCCAGGCTCCTGCGCCAGTCGCTCCACCCGACCCATCCAAGGACCCCGACCATCAATTCATCATGGCGAACTTCAACCGCTTCCCGGCCGCCACGCAGCGTGCCTTGATCGCTGCCGCTACCGGCAATCCTGCCGTCGGCATGTTGCCTATCGAGGCCGAAATGATCAAGAACCTGTCCGCTCCCTCCCAGTTCGACGAGCAGGGGATCGCCGAGGACATGAAGCTGATCGAAATCGATCCCACCAGCCCATATGGTGCCGCCAAAGACCCGCATGCCCACCTGCAGGGCTCTCAGGACCCCAATGTGCAAGAGCTCTACGGCTCGTTGATGTCTAGTCTGCCACCTCAAGCCGGTCAGACACCACCCGTACCCGCCGGAGCTCCCCAGTGAGCGGCATGGATGAAGCCCTAGCGCCCGAATCCTTCAGTGTGCGCCCAGCCGCCCCCAGACGGCCCCAAAATGAGCCAAAAGCCGTCGAGGACTCGGAAGAGCGCAGCTTGGCGCATCTCACGCAGCAGCCCGGATGGCAGATTTATGCCCGTATGACCCGCCAGGACGTGCTGGACCTGCGTACGCTCAAAGATGTCGATCTCAAGGGTAAATCGGCCGCTGAAGTCGGAGAGATGTACCTGATCGCCAACGAAGCCGCTGCCCGCATTGAGGCCCGCTTCAACCACATCGAGCAAATTGCTGAATCCCTCCAAGAGCAGGGCGAAGAATGAGCGACAAGCGACCAGATCTACCACCCGAGCTCAAACCGGAAGTCATCGAGCACGCCAGCGTCGAATTCCCCGCGCCTAACCTGACCAACCACCGCTGGCGGCAGCACGGCATCCACATAACCTGCAATACGTGCCCCTTTGCCCATGGTTTCACCGTCACTACGGACCAATTACTTGCAGGTATTGACGAGAGCGGTTATCCTGTCCTCAAGAGCATAAGCGGTACTCGCTAACTCCGCCTCGGGCCGGCCAGGCCTTGCGTTTAACAATTCGAAAGGAACCCCCATGACCGAACAAACTGGGAGTATACCGGACCAAACCCCGGAACCAGCGGCACCCGCCGCGCCGACAGAAGGTACACCACCTAACCCTGCCCCGTCAGCAGAAGCCACGCCACCAGCCGCCCCGGCTGCGCCAGCAGAAGGAACACCGCCAGCGACCCCTCCGGAAGGGACGCCCCCGGCGGCACCCGCAGAGCCAGCGCCTGCCACACCCCCGGCTGCACCGCGTGAAAGTGCTATCCAGAAGCGTGCCCGTGAGGCCCGCGAGAAGGCAAATGGTCTGTTAGGCCTTGCCGATAAGCTCGATCCTCAAGCTCCGCCCGCTCCAGCACCCACCCCGCCCGCTGCACCTGCCCAACCTGCTGCTCCAAACCTCGAACCCGACTACTTCGACGAAGAGGGCTCCATCGACCCGGTCAAACATGCCGACTGGTCTCGCCGCGTCGCTCGTGCCGAAGCGCAAGCAATTGTTGCTGAGAACAACCGGTCCTCCGATCAAAAGGAGGCCCAGCGTCAACTCAGCACGGCTGTCAACAGCTACGCCGATGAGGTGGAGTCCGATGCCACCAACCTAGCCGCCAGCGTCGACGAGCTCAATCCTAGCTCGGATAAGTACGACCAGGCGCTCGATGAACACATCGAGCAGACCTACTACCAAATGACGCATGACTCAAAGGGTAACTTGGTTCGCATCGACATTCCGCTCAAGGCTTTCGCTGATCAGCAAGTCGCGCTCGCTCGCCGGTACAAGACGGCTGCCGCTGCCGCTGTACCCAACAGCGTCACCGCTCAAGGCCAAGACGGCGCGATCACGCCCGGGGCCCGTAAAGAAACGGGCGCACCGACTCAGGCGGAGATCGATGCCATGTCGGCTGACGATTACGAGGCCTATTTGAAGCAAAAGGGTACCAAGACAGTACAGCGTTAGGGGCTTCACTAAGCCAATAACCGCAAGGAACTGACATGACTGTCATAGCAACCGGCGATCTAACCGCCGAAATGTCGACTCTGTACGAGAAGAAATTTCTCAAGCGTGCAGAGTACGAATATGTCCACGCCCAGGGCGCCCAGCTGCGCGACCAGCCGGCTAACGAAGGGAAGAGTGTAAACTTTACCCGTCACACGCCTCTGGCTGTCGCCACCACTGCCCTAACTGAAGGCGTCAACCCGTCTGAGGTTGCCCTAACCGCCAGCACCGTTACCGCGACGCTGGGAGAGTACGGCAACACCGTCCGTATTTCGCGCTTCTTGTCCCTCACATCAATCGACCGCAACAACCTCGAGAAGATCGAAGTTGTGGGCCAAAACATGGGTGAAACCCTCGACACGCTCGCGCGTAACGAGCTCTTCACTGGTGCCACGGTCCAGTTGGCGGTCGGTAACGCCACCCTGACCGACATCGGTGCCTCCGACGTCCTGACGGTTTACGAGCTGCAGCTGGCAGTACGTAACCTCAAGAAGGCCAAGGCCATGCGATACCAGTCCAAGATAGCGCCGTGGATGGGCAAAGTTGGTCCCGACACCAGCTTCGACCTCCAGCGCGACTCCACGTTCGTAAATGCCGATGTTTACGACAACGGTGCAGAGAAAATCTACACCGGGGAACTGGGCAAAATCTCCGGCGCCCGCCTGCTCGAGACCGCCAACCAGAAGAGCGAGAGCTCGACGGCCACCGTGTTCTCGAACTTCATCCACGGTGATCAGGCCTTCGGCTCGATGAACCTGGAAGGCGACAAGCCCCAGATGTACATCATCCCTCACACCAAGATCGACAGCGGTAACCCCGCCGGTCGCTTCTCGATGATCTCGTGGGCTGGTTCGTACGTCTGCAAGACGCTCAACGCCCTCTGGATCCGCAACATCAAGACTGGGGCCAGCGCCTAGTCTCGGGTTCGATCCGCCAAGCTGCCGCCCCTCCGGGCGGCTTTTTGGTTGACATGATATACTTACGATTACTAAAAAGGATTCCTCCATGCCTGACAACAAACCAACTCCAAAACCGGATGAAAAGCCGGCAGCAGTGCATTCTGATGCACCAAAGACTGAAGACATCCCAAATTCGCCTACCGCAAGCCAACCTCATGAAACAACCATGACCGATGCTGAGCGCCAGGAGCTCGAGCGCTATCGGACCGAAAAGGCCGAAGCCGAAGCCAAGCGCGCCGCCGAGCTGGCCGGCAAGCCCTACTGGTTCGCGTTGCCCCGGGACGAGCAGATCCGTGACCACTACATCCACGCCCGCGCTACCATCCAGGAGATGGCTCGCGTGTACAAGCTCACCGTTGAGAAGGTCCTCGAGATCCTCGACCTGGAAGACGTGGGTGAAGTGCAGACGATTGGCGACCAGATCGACGCCTCTGAGCTGGGCCCCGGTGACGCTCCGATCAACTCGGTCGGCAAGAGCTATAAAGTTCCCTTCACGACCGATTAGCCGTGGATGAGTCCCGCCTAGCCGACCTCAAGCATATTGACGAGCGCCTTGCCACCCGCAGGACCCACGTTCAAACCGACGTGATTCAGCACCGGGATCCCGCCACGGGCAAAATCCAGGCAGAGCTCGTCAAGACCGAGACCTACAATCCCCGACTCGACAAATGGGGCAAGGAACAGGCCGCCCGAGCCCGTGCCGGGATCCTAGCCGACCGCAAAGACAAGAAACTCAAACACCTGCGTGAGCAGCTCATCCGCGCCGCCAAGGCCGGTGACACCAAGGCAGAAATGCAAATTAGCGCCAAAATCAAGGCGCACAAAGGAGAACGATTTGAAGACTACAGTTAAATCCCCCTACCGCCCGCTCAGTGACCGGATCCTGGCCAAGCCCATTGAGGCTGAAACCAAGACCAAATCGGGCATTTTGTTGACCGAGGACTCAGCTGAGAAGGCCAAACCCGAGCTGGCCAATGTGATCGCCGTAGGCCCCGGCGTTGAAGAAGTCAAGGTCGACGACCAAATCGTTTACGCCAAGTATGGCCCCGACAAAGTCAAGCACGATGGCGTTGAGTACCTGCTGTTGCACGAGGAAGACTGCCTGGCGGTAGTCACACAGTGAAGCGCGTCCTCCTAACCGGTGGCGGCGGAGCCATTGGCGTCCATGTCATTGCCCACATTCTCGAAAATACCGACTGGGAAGTGGTGGTGCTCGACTCGTTCCGACACAAGGGCTACAAAGATCGCATCTACCAAATGCTGAAGGAAGTGCCAGCGGAAGTCACGAATGTGCGGGTCCAGATCATCCAGCACGACCTCGTGTGCCCCGTCTCGCCCTACCTGGCCCGCCTGATCGGCCAAATCGACTACATACTGCACCTGGCCGCCATTTCGGACGTGTTTTGGAGCGTGAACAACGAGGCTTACACGATTCACAACAACGTGATGTCGACCCTCACCATGCTCGAGTACGCCAAAACCATCCCCCACGAGGCGTTTATTTACTTCTCGACCGATGAGGTCTACGGGCCGGTCCAGGATGGTGAAGCTCATGCCGAATGGAGCCCGCATCGGCCCTCCAACGCCTACTCCGCGTCCAAGGCGGCCTCCGAGGACATCGCATACTCCTACTGGCGAGCCGGCGATGTGCGTCTAATCTTGACAAACACCATGAACAATTACGGCGAGATGCAAGCTCCCTCCAAATTCCCGGCCATGATCCAAAACCGGCTTCAAGATGGCGAAAAGATCACCGTCCACGGCAACGAGGGTAATATCGGCTCACGGTTCTACATTCACTCTCGCAATACGGCCGACGCACTGCTGTTCATCCTGCAAAACCTACCGGCTCACGTTCATCAGACCGGCGAGATCGACGACCCAGACCGCTACCACATCGTGGGGGAGATCCGGCTCAACAACTTGCAGCTGGCTACTCACATCGCCGAGCTCATGGGCAAGCATCTCGAGTACGAATTGGTCGACTTCCACCGGGACAATCCGGCCCACGACATCCACTACGGGCTCCAGGACAACAAATTGCGTGCCGCCGGCTGGCAGCAGCCCAAGACCTTTGACGAGTCGATGAAAGAGACCATTGCCTGGCAGCAGCGCCACCCGGACTGGCTATGAGGATCCTGGCGATCCACAGCGTCGGCAAAGATGGCCCTACCCTGGGCCCGCCGGTACACATCTGGCGCATTTACCGCCCGATTCTGGAGCTCGCCAAGCACGTCGACTGGGAGATTGAGCACAGCCACTGGCTGGTCGAATCACTGAGCGGCCATGACGATAAAGCCGACTTCACCAATCAAGAGCTCGAGGTCGCCGCCCAGCGCCTGAGCCAATTCGACATTGTTTTTATCTCCTACTCGATGCTGTCTGCCGCCGCCTACACCTTCATGCTGGCCGTCACCAACCGTTACGGCACTCGCTTCGTAATCGACTGCGACGACGATGTGTTCTCGGTCAACGAGCTCAATCCGATCTGGCTCACTATCAGCCACGAGCGGATGTGGGATCTGCAAACCATCCTCCGCGACGCTCCCTTCGTCACGACCACCACGGACCGGTTGGCCAAAGTACTTCGGACCCGCCGGCCAACCCAATTGCCTCAAAGTGTCGCCGTGCTGCCCAACTTCATCACCGACGACTACCAGCATCCGCCGATCGATCATCCCGACAAGGTCGTAGTGGGCTATTTTGGTGGCTCCAGCCACTTCCAGGACCTCAACGATACCGGCTTCCGTAAAGCTATGCGCGACATCATGCGTAAGTACAAATACGTCCACTTCCGGGCCATCGCCGTACCCCTCGACATCCCCATGCCCACCGGCCGCGAGAGCTTTGTGGACGGTGTGCGCGGCCTGGGCTTCATCACCGATGTGTTTCCGACCTTCGACATGGACATTGCCGTGGCACCGCTGGAGGACAACGTCTTCAACTGGGGCAAGAGCAATATCAAGTGGCAGGAGTCGACGCGGGCAGGTGCAGCCGTCATAGCATCCAACGTGGGGCCATATGAGCCGCTTAAAAACGGCCAGACGGCATTATTGGTAGGGGGGAATACCCGCCGCGAGTGGTTCGATGCTTTAGAACAGCTCGTGACGAGTCCGCAGCTGCGCCGGCAGTTGGTCGATGGAGCGCGGGTGGAGCTGGCCCAGCATTGGCGGCTTGAGAGCCATTGGCAGGTCTACCAGGAGT